AGGCTTCCAGTGCGGCCTGTCGCAGTGCTGGCAATGCTCATAACCTGCGGCCACCATGCCGCCTCAGATACCGCCTCGTCTGCCGAATTGCAGCAATGATGCCTAGCCCTGAATAGCGCCAAACGCGAAACGCTCGCCACAGCCGGATCATTTGACGCGCCTCACCTTGTTTGCCTTCGCAGCCTTGGCCTGCTCGCGCTGGATGCGCTTGAACTTCGCGGCTAAGTCCATCGCCGTACCCGCTGGCTTGTACTTAAAGTCAGGGTTGTAGACGCTTGGCGTGTCATCGCGTTTCTTTTGCTTCTTTGCTGGCATGTCATCAGCTAGCTTCAGTTTCGTTTGCATTGTTTCCCTCCAATTGATCTCGTAGCATAGGTATAAAGTCATCCAATAAAAGACAGACACGCCAGGGCTGGCCGTTGCGCCGGTAGACTACCACCGGCACCTCGTTCGGCTGCGCACAAGCCTCAACCTGTTGCGACCAGGCATCAATCTGCAACCGCTCCTGCCGCTTCACCTCAAGCCTGAAGTGCTGGATCGTGATGTCATCAGCACCATCTCTGGCCTGCCCCAGGTTGCGCTTGACCACAAAGCCGAGCTCATCAGTCAGCAGCTTGGCCAACTCACGCTCGCCTGCGGCACCCTTGTTTCGCTTGCCGCGACCGTTCATGCTTGCCCCCATTGTTCTGCCATTGCCCGAGCGATGCCGGGATAAGTCTCACTTCTGATCTTCCAGCGGTCTTTGCTGGGCGGCAAACGGTTCTGTCCGCTGTCAGTTTGGTTGCCCCAGCGTTTCTTGCCGTTGACAATCCTCGGCTCCACAAAAGCCGTTGGTCGCAATGGCAACAGGCCGTGCAGCCACAGACAGGTTGCTTTGCTTGCATCATGACCAAACTGCCACGGCTGAATTATTTGCTCGGCTTTTCTGATTCTCGTACCAATCGCGCCAATTGGGTTTTCGATAGCAATCTTCGGGATCGGAGCTGCCAGCAACTGCCTAACAAACTCGAGCGCTTCTTCAGTTAGCTCGGCTCGACCCGGTGTTCGTTTGTTCCAGTGCAGGCCGCTCGAGCACAGGTAGGTGCAGGGCGGGTGAGCTACCATCAGATCCCAGCCATCGCCCAGCAAGTCGCGCACATCGCCTTGATAGTGCGGTCCTGGCACGTCGGTCGGCAGCAGGTCGCAGCTCATAGCGTCATGGCCAGCAGCGATGAAAGCATCGCGCACGGTGCCGCTGTATTCGCAAGCTACCAAGACCTTCATGCGCCACCTAGCAGCTTGTTCAGCCGATCCTGCGTGCTTTGGTAGCGCTTGCCGTAGGCTTCCAGTATCAGCTCCTCCAGGATCGACACCCTAGTGCGACGCTGCTCTGCAGCCGCCTGGTCTAGCAGCTGCCGCACTTCTGGCCGCATCCGCATAAGGAACATCTTGCCTTGCTTCATAACACCCCCTTGTATATCTGCCGAATATAATTCTAAGACCGTAACGCCGTCAACGCTTGCCAATTTGACAGCGGCTTAAATTATTTTGGTTTGGGGTGTTGACATATCCCGGCGATATATGAGAGTCTCTGTCTACGGTCACTCAAGACCGCAACGCCACCGAGATACAGGAGCGCAAAACATGAGCAAGTATGTAGCCTACTTCCGAGTTTCCACTGAGCGCCAAGGTCAATCTGGCCTCGGCCTCGAAGCCCAGCAGGCAGCAGTCAAAGCCTACGCTGACGGCATCATCCATTCATTCACTGAGATCGAATCAGGCAAGCACGATGACCGGCCACAGCTGGCCGCTGCTATCGCCATGTGCAAAGCCACTGGTTCTGCATTGCTGATTGCCAAGATCGACCGCTTGTCACGCCAGGCAGCGTTCCTGCTGACCCTGCGTGACTCTGGCGTACAGATTGTTGCAGCCGACATGCCGCACGCCGGTACGCTTGAGTTCGGTATCCGCGCTGTTGTCGCCCAGCATGAGCGCGAAGAGATCAGCCGCCGTACCAAGGCAGCACTGCAGGCAGCGAAGGCTCGCGGTGTCAAACTCGGTAACCCAAACCCGCAGGCAGCAGCAGAAGCCGGTGCAGCCGCTGGCCGTGCTAACGCTGACGCATTTGCAGCTCGCATGATGCCCATCATCGCCGACCTGCAGCGTGCAGGCATCACCAGCCTGCGCTCAATCGCAGCAGCACTGACAGCCCGCGGCGTGCAAACTGCTCGCGGTGGCCGTACCTGGGGCGCAGCCCAAGTGTCTAACTTAATCCAGCGGGGTGCAGCATGAACGACGATTTCTTCAACGGTTTCCTGGTCGGGATCTTTGTTGTCATGGCCATGTTCTTTGTGGCGGGTGTCATATGATTACCGGCCAGATCCTGCGCGATGCCCAGCTGGCACTGTTCGAGCAACGCGACGCAGACTTCCTGGCTCAGTGCCGGGAAGTAGCAGCTCAGATCTGCAGACAGCAGGGCTCGGTGTCCATCAACGATGTCCGAGCTGCCATCAACCTGCCTGCGGAGCTGCACCCATCAGTCCTGGGTGCTGTTTTCCGGGGTAAAAAATTTACAGCAATCGGCTACACAGAAGCCGCTCACAAAGCCGCCCACGCTCGCGTGGTGCGGGTCTATAAACTAACGGAGGAAACATGTCAGGCAAACTAACACCAGACTACATGATGAGCGCCAGCCGCCTGCCAGCGCTGCTCGGGCTGTCTCGATACCAGACACCCAACGACGAACTGCAGTACAGCATCAACGCCAGCAAAGGGTTGCCACGCGAAGACAAGCAGAACGAAGCGATGTCTTGGGGTGACCGGATCGAGCGCCTGATCCTGCTGGAGACAGCCAAACGACTCGAGCTGCTCGAGCTCTCGACCGAGTTCGACTCGGCCTTTTTCCATAAGACGCTGCCGCTGGCCTGCAGCCTGGACGGATGGGCGCATGGTCGTGGCCAGAAGATCCGCACCGACATGGACGCAGGCATTATCGTGGTCGGCCAAGATGAGATCATGCTCGACGGCTATGGTGTGCTCGAGGCCAAGCTAACCGCGGTGTCGCCCGAGGAAATGCCTGCGCTGTACCGTGGGCCTGTGCAGTTGCAGGCACAGATGGACATTATGCAGGCACGCTGGGGTGCGGTGGCCGTGCTGTACCAGGGAACCGTGCTGCGGATCTTCCTGTTCGAGCCGCACAAGCAGACACTAGAAACGATCAAGACTGCGGTGCTCGAGTTTCAAAACAAGATTGAGAAGTACAAAGCCACCGGCGAGATCGACTATTACCCACCAGCCAACAGCAAAGATGCCGACCGTATGTACCCGGCAGCTGATGAGGCTGCGGTGGTCAACCTACCTAGTCGCGCTGAACAGCTGGCAGACCAGATCCTAGCCGCCAACGCAGACATTAAAGAGGCAGAAGGCAAGCGCAGCGAAGCAGAGACAGAGCTGAAAGCCATGCTTGGCCAAGCATCCAAAGGCACCGTCGGGCGCTTCGAGATTCGTTGGCCAATGCGTAGCTACAAAGCGCAACCTGAGAAGGTGGTGCCTGCGAAGGACGCATACAGCATCAGACAATCAACCCTGTCCATCAAAGAGGCACTATGACCAAGATCGAAGAGGCGCACGCTAGAGCTGTTGTCGCGCTGTTAAACACGATACCCAAGTGCAGCGAGGAAGAGGCCGAGGAAATTGTCGAGTCCTTTACCGCGCTTGTGCTGTACACCATCCATGAATTTTTACCAGGGGATAACAATGACCAATCTCGTTACAACTAGACAAGGCTTCGCGCCTGCAACCTTTACCGAAGCCCGGCAGTTTGCTGAAGAGCTGGCATCGTCCAGCCTAGTACCCAAAGCCTATGTCAGCAAGCCGCAAGATATTCTGGTGGCCATGCAATGGGGTGCTGAAATTGGCTTGGCACCCATGCAGGCGCTCCAGAACATTGCCGTAATCAATGGCAAGCCCAGCGTGTACGGTGACGCAGCGATGGCGCTGGTGCAGGCCAGCCCACACTGCGAAGACATCGAGGAATACTTCGAGGATGAAGGCACGCCCAACCCGGTAGCCGTGTGTGTTGCCAAGCGCAAGGGTCGCAAGCCGGTGATCGCTAAGTTCTCAGTCGAGGATGCCAAGCGAGCTGGCCTGTGGGGCAAGCAGGGGCCGTGGCAGGCGTACCCAAAGCGCATGATGCAGATGCGAGCTCGCGGCTTTGCGTTGCGTGATGCGTTCCCTGATGCGCTGAAGGGGCTGATCACAGTCGAGGAGGCGCAGGATTTCCCGCCAGAGGCCAAGCCACAGCCAGCCAAGAATATCACGCCGCTGCCATCTAACCCACTGGATCGGATCGCACCACCACCGCCACAGGTAGATGAGTATGTGCCGGATCTGGAGGAAGCCGTTGTTGTAGTGCCAGCGCAAGCAGGTGAGTTCCAGCTGATGGTGCCAGGCAAGGACGGTGGCGAGCCGGTGGTCAAGTCAACGCACGCAACGCAGCTCGATTGGTCTGCAGCCTATGAAGAGCTGGCCGACAAGACGATGTCAGCAGGCAGGGCTAGTGAGCGCGACCGGATGACAGCGCTAAAAAATTTCAAGGAAGCGAACCAGGTGCTGTTTAAAAAGATGGAGCCTGGTGCCATGCTGCAGCACTCGCAGGCCTATCAGAAGCGGCTGCGAATGCTGGGCGCTGAAATGAACAAGGAAAAAAATCCCGACTGATAGCCGGGAAAACCCGCTGGTACATTGGTTAGCGCAGGAGGGGCGCAGTATCAGCGGGGGGTGTTTCTTACTGCTTCGTACTGACGGATGCAGGTGTCGAGGGCTGATTGGAGCCTTGCTGCGTCGGCGGCGTACCTTGCAAGAAACTCTCCATTTGTCCGATCCAGTTCCGCTCCAGACGCTCCACTGCAAGAGCTGGCGGTACTGGACACGGCACCTGCCGGGGTGGCGGGGCGCTCGGGGCGCTTGCGCAGGCTGTCAATGAGCCGGTCAGAGCGAGCATTAATATCTTTGATCTGTTCATACGATTCCTCTCTCAGCTTGTCAGCCTGGGCCTGTAGCTGCTGTTCCTTCTCGCGTGCAGCTGCCTGCGCCTTCGCATACTCCTCTGCCAGCTTGGCCTTCTCCTGATCCCACTGCGCTTGTACCTCGGCCTTACCTGCTGCCGAGCCTTTGACGTAGCCACCAGCGCCAGCCACTGCGACAGCGATAACGGCACCGGCAATGAAATAAGGATTCATTTTGGTGGAACCTTGGTGCCTTCCAGTTTCTTATGCACCTTCACATCGCGGCACACTTCTTTCTTGGTCTTCGGATCTTCCCGGCAGACCTTCTTCATCTCGCCACCAGCGTGGACGTTGAATGCTAACAGCAGGCTGGCTGCCACGGTTGCGGCCATGCGGATCAGTACAAAAGCGTTCATGGTTCCCCCTATAGTTCAGGTTGCGGCGCTGCGGGTGGTGCTGCTTTACCGTTGAAGCCTGCCGCCACGGGTGGTGGTGGGCTAGTCTCTAGTATAGGCTCGACGCGCTGATGCACTGGTGCCGGAGCCTTGGGTGCTGGTGGCTGCGGGTCAGTCCAATCGCTGGCCTTGCTAACACCAGGCGGTGGGTCGATCAGCTTGGCGACACCATCTTTGCCCTTGATGGCCAGCAGGGTTGCCAGCGCACCGAGGATGTACTTCGACATGTCCGACAGCAGCATAAAGAATTGCTTGTCAGCTGGTGCGATGGAGTTCATCGGCTGGGTGACGAACACCACCGAGTACATGGCCAAGCTCGACATCATCAACAGCACAGCACAGAACGTCGTGCCGATGACTAGCTTAATGATCGAATCAATATGGTCAGGAGTCCACTTCATGGTTTCTGTTCCTCCGGCTTAAAGTCAGCAGCTGGCACCAGCTGGTCAGGGCAAGTGCCGGTCACCGCGCAGGTCGGTCGCTGGCACTCGGGCTTATTCCAGTTCTTATTGTCCTGGCACGGGTATCTGAACCTGTCTTCGCACCCAGCCAGCAGCAGCAGAATCAGCAGGTATCTCATTTGACCCCCAGCACATGCAGCGCGTGTTTGTAATGCTTGATCCGGTCTTGCAATCCTATCGTGCCGCCGTTGATCCGCTTGGTCATGTTCAGGATGTCATCAGCGTCAGCAAACTTGTTCAGGTTATTGGTTTCCCAAAACCAGCAGGCAGACTGTGCAGCACCTTCAAACGTAGCCAGGTACTCAGGCACCTCGTCGATATTCAGTGGCCTGCCGTCAACCTCAATGCTGTCAGCAAATGCCTGGTAGTTTGATCGTCCAGTGAGCTGGATAAGACCACGGCCACAGTAACGAAAACCATCGCCACTAGACTCATCGCCATTGCCCATGCGGCCAGCATAGATGCGGTTTGCAATAGCCTCTTGCCGGTTGGGGCGGCTGGCATAATCTTTGGCAAGCTCATCGGTGGGAAAGTATTTCGGGAATAACCTGCGTAGGGTTTCCCACTTGTAATTGAGATTCTCTTTTAGTGCGACAAAGTTGCCAGACTCATGTGCGCACTGGGCAATGAAGGATGCAATGCGCTTGGGCGTATTAATGTCATAGTCCGGCAGCAGCTGCTCCAGTGCGTTGTGCCAATAGGACACATACTTATTCCCTGGTATCAGCTGCTTCAGTTGGCTCTCTGTAAGCATTGCCTTGCCTCCGCTCTTCCTGTATTTCACGCCTCAATTGTTTCATCTTCTTGACTTCATATACTGCAGCCTGTGTCGCAAAGTACATGTCGTAATACATGAAAGCCAGGATAGGCATGACGATAAAGAACATCAGCACTACGGCCATCACTGTAGCAATCAGTGACCAAGGTACATCCTCATTGTCGCGCTTCTGACCACCAGAAGCATTATTCCCACCGCCCATAGAATCACGAACACGGTCGCCCCAACGTATACCAGACGCGCCTTGAGCCGATTTACCGCCTGCTTTCGTTGCCATCTAGCTGCCTGAATCTTTCTGGTTTCTATTGCCAGCGCATCTGCCTGCTCGTTTTGTATGTCATGCCATGCCTTCTCAAACCTTGACCACACAGACCCCAGCTCTGGTGGCGTGTTGTAGACCATTTGCTCTCGCACCTGCGCCAGCATCTCATCCAACTTAGACTCTAGCCGGATGCGCTCCAGAGCCCTGCGACCTAGCGACAGATCACCCTTGTAAACTTCTTTCGCTGCTGCCTCGCTCTGCACATAGATTTTTGCAAGCGCCTCGTACTGGTCAATGAAGTTGCCAAGGTTTGACCAGATGTCATTCAGCACATCATCCGGCGTGGCTTTCGCCACTTCCTGCACACGCTTAACCTCTTCGTTGTACTGCTTCTTTTGCTCCGGGCTTGGGTCAACTATCTTGTGGTACTGCTCCTTCAGGTCTTTCAGTACGTCGCTGACATCCCCGCTCGTGGATTTAATCTGCTTGTATAACTCAACGCCTTTCTTGGCAAGATCGATGGCTGTGGTGCAAGCGCGGTAAGCTGCCGCGATTGTGATCGGGTCAAGCACATCAGAACAGGTGGAGCTGCTTCTTCATACTGATGATCTCTTCGCGCAAGGCATCGTTCGCTTCCTCGCACTTACGGTTCTGCTCTTCGACCGCAGCCAGCCGTTGCGACAGGCGCTCGACTTCCTCCCGCAGCATCTGGATGACCTGCTGGGTAGCAGCGTCAGTCGCTTGATTCATGCGGCCTTCGCGGTTGTCAGCCAGCACCTTGCGCCACATGGCATAGGCACCGGCGACAGCAGCGCCAGCGCCCACGCCAAGGTTAGTCAGCCAATCATTCACCTGACACCTCGTCTGGTGGCAATGGTTCGTTGCCTGCCTCGATCCATTTCTGAAACTCTGGGTAGTCTTCTGTGCAAGTCAAGCGGCACAGACCATCATCGTCAATACGAGCAAAGGTTTGTGGTTCGCCTTCTTGGCGAGGAAGAATTTTGTAAATCATAGTTCAGCACTCCAAGCTAGATAAGCAGAATCATTGTTTGCAATAATCATAGAACCTTGACCTTGGGTTAATCCTGATGCCACCGAAACTGAAATCCTAGAAGATGTTAAAGAAGCAACAAAAGAAGATGGAACTGCACTTAAATTCGTAACAGTTGAGCCGCCGTGCTGAACTCCATAATCTGCCGCAGTGCCTGTTTGTTCTAATGCTGTTGGTTCAGTTCTCATGCTTACTGGAAAATTTACAATTCCTCTATACACAGTCGTTGAGTTATTGTATCCAGAAGAAAAATACCCAGTATTTTTAGGTGTTAACTTAAAGTAATAACGCTGTGCCATCATCAACTCACGCCCATAATCTCTGCGCTCGAACGGTGTTGCTACTGAGCCAGCTTCTAGTTGTACGCCGGTGATGTAGAAGGTCGCGCCGTTGGTTCCGACTACGCTGGTCGCGCCTGTGGCTGAACGAAAATCTGAGCCAGCCCATGCACCAGAAGTTCCACTATAGGTAGAACCCATACCAACACCTAACCAAACTCGCATACCTACGCCGTTTGTTGTCAACCAAGTTCCGCTAGTATCGCCAGCTATGGTTACAGATTTTTGCTCCCAAGTGTTAGCAACAGAAACTGTGTAAGTAAATGGGTAACTTCTGTTTACGGCAGAATTTTGAATAGCCCCACCAAAAGTACCAGTTAAACTTGAACGAACCCAAAAAGACAAAGTAACTGTTTGTGCGTTAGCCGTACCCCAACCTAAATCTGCAACATTAAGTCCTTCAATAAATTGAGCAATAGAAAAAATATCACTTGATAAAACACTATATGCAGATAATGAAGTAAATCCGTAATAATTGGTAAATCCTGCTGGAGGAGTTACAGAGCCAGCATTTTGCTGAATAGATGCTTTAGATGTTTGTGTAAAGGCATAGCCCCATCTGTCTAATGTGTATGCGGTTGAAACTGTAGGAGTAACACTCGCCCCGTTATTCCGCTGGTCGATCCTACAGTCACCGTTAATGATGCGGTTACGGAAACCAAGTGAGCCACCGCTGTCATAGCTGGTGGCAAGTTCTGCTAGTTCTCTGGATCGTGGCATTATTTGGCCTCCAATGCGGCTGCTTGCTGTGCTTGATACGCAGCGATCACTTCAGGAGTCCATGCCACTTGCGCGATGGCGACCACGTTAGCAGGCTGACCAGCAAGGTCTTGCCCCGGTGTCAGGCTTGAACGGTGATAAGTCTGTGTCAGCACCTTGCCGTCTTCGATGATTCTTGTTGCTTCACGGTAGAGAACAATGCCGTTCTCGGTGACCGTGATTTGATCGACAACTGTTTCTTTGGTAATCATGTGTTTTCCTTTCCGTCTACACTAGTCCGGCGTAGATAAGTTAAGCTGTAAAGTAAGTATGCACAATCCAATAATTAGCTGTTTCATTAACGCATTGTTGGGCAGACAATGCACCATCATCAGTAGAACCATAAACATTTAAAACTGCTTGGTTTACATCTATATAAGTACTAAGATAAGTCCCACCAGTCCAATTTAAATTTTGAGTCATGACACTACCAACAGTTTCTAAGCTAGTTGTATTTGCGCTCGTAAACGGTAAGTTACCAATATTTACTGTTCCAGTACCTGTCATAGCAGAATAACCAAGTTTTATTGATACTGTTACCTGTCTGCCAATCTTTGTGTAGAAACCAGCTTGTACTGTGTATGTTGTTGTTCCAGCCGTTGATGCTCCCGTAGCGGTTGGCGTAAACGTACCTTCCTCATAGTCATCCAGCGTATTCGCATTAGACGATGCTGATTGCGTAGCAGGGAAGGTAATGCCTGTGCCGTTTGCAGTCGTGTCACCACCAGACAAAATCAAAGTCTTTGCCGTGGCACTTAAACGCGCTGTCTCGCTGCCTCCGGTGTGGAAGGTCATTGGAAGATAAGTGCCGGTTCCCAAAATACTTGAACTAAACCGAGCCTCTGTTCCACCAGCCGTAGCCATTGCAACAAACGCAGAGTTTGTTGGGTCTGAGTTATTTATTGCCAAGAACCCGGAAACTGTTGCAGTTCCGTTTGGTAGGCTTGTTACTGTTGTATTTCCATTGCTTGTGCTGGATTGAAACGAAACCCGATTAGATTGAGTCGCATTGCTGAAGTCGCCAGTGATGCGCCGTGCGTTGCCGTCGAATACCAAGTTCGCTTGCAGATTCAGCGCACCCGTCATCGTGTCGCCGGTCTTGGCAACAGCGTTCGCCACGTTGAACACAGCGAAGGCGATCACCATCAGCTCGTCGTTCAGCGCGGCAGCAGAAGTCAGCACAACGCTGGTGCCGTTGGTCGCGGTGTAGTCATCACCCGGACGCAGCGTCACGCCGTTCAACGACACGCTGATGCTGTTGGCGACATAGCTTAGTGTCGCGCCGTTGGCATCTGTACCGGAGAAGGTGGTCTGGCCTGAGGTTGCCACAAACTCATACGTCACCAGCAGCGACTGCTGGGCAGCAGAAGCCTCGAGCCACTGCGAACCATCGTAGACCTTCATGCCCACAGGCGTTGTCGTGCGGTAGTACAGCGCACCTGTCAGCAGCGCGTTGCCGTCGTTGTCTACCGTCGGGTTGCTAGACTTCGCGCCAAGGTAGCGATCATCAAAGTTATCCAGCGCAGCCGCAGCAGCCGCAGCAGATGTCGCTGCATTTGTTTCACTTGTGGCCGCAGCTGACGCGCTGCTCGAGGCCGCAGATGCAGAAGACGCAGCTGCAGTGGCGTGGTACTTGGCCGAGTAGTTGGTGCCGTCGACCGTGCTTCCAGTGTGCTGCGCCCAATCCTTGGAAGATCCACCGAGCGTCGCACCGGTCAGCGCATCCTGCGCCCATGACTTGGCAGAGCGAGAGTTGGCAGACGCGCCAGTGACATCAGCACCGGTCTGCTGCGCCCAGTTCTTTGCCGAGCCGCCAGTGCCTGACTGCGAGCCCTGCGAGTATTCCTTCGCCGAGAACTCAGACGTGTCCACCGTGCCGGAAGTCTTGGTCGCCCACTCCTTCGCAGCGCCACGGCTGGAGGTATCGGTCACCCCAGTGCCGCCGACCGCCCATGCCTTGGATGAGTAGTCAGTCGAAGCTACCTGGCCGTTGGTCTTGCTTGCCCACTCGGAGGCAAGGGTCGCACTGTTCGATGCGTTGGTCGCCGAGGTCGAGGCATTGCTGGCCGACGTTGCCGCAGCCGATGCAGAGTTGGCAGCGTTGGTTGCCGAGGTAGTAGCCGAAGCAGCGTCTACCAGCAGCGTCCACTTGGCACTGTCGGTGTTGGTGTTGATCGGCTGCGAGCCGGTCGATGTGTGCTGGGTAATGCACTGCCAGATGTTGTTGTTGGTGGTGTCCTTGACGATGTCTCGGACGTAATACAGCGTGCCGGATGCCCAGTTGCCACGGTTAGTGCCGAGCGTGTCAGCAATGGCTGGGTTGCCGTTAGCATCAAAGCCTAGCGCCTTGTTGGCACGCAGCGTCGCTCGAGGCAGGGTCATGTTAATGCTGGTCGGGTCAGTCTGCGGTGCCTGC